GGCAATTCGTTTACCGCAAATACGGCATCTAGTGTGCCGGCTTGCGTGGCGTCTGCTCGGGCAATTAGCGTTACATTTGCGTAGTCAACTCCCGGAGCTTGAGCAAGTGCGCTATTGATGTAGTGCAAAGAAATAAGTTGCCCAAAGTCTACATAATCAAACGATAAAATTTGATTAATAGCTTTAAGCGCATTGCTGTAGACCACGCTTTGTCGGTACTGAGGCAAGCAGTGCACAGTTACATTTATGTTTAGACCTACAAACGAAGGTGGGAACACGGTAACTGTTGTATTTGGTGGAGTTTTATCTTGCAAATAAGACAAGACGTTAGTTGCAAGTTGGGTAAATCCTGTAGTCAAATTGCCGTTAGTGTCTACGCCAGTTCCTCCAAAAGGAGCTATGTATAAATTTACATTGGTATAAACCAAAGCATTGGCCACGGCTTTTGCCACACCAGGTACTTGAACGGCTAAGTCGCCGTAGTCTCTTAGCGAAACAGCACGGCCAACAGAGCGAATACTTTTAGGAGCGTTAGTTCGAATTGAGTCTGTGCTTTCTGGATCCGCGCCACCAGTAGCAGACGCGTTATTGATTACAGTTAAACCCGGGCTGTAATTAGTTAAAATTTTGGTTATAGAGCCGGCTGGTACATTTCCGGCAGCGCCTCCGCCAACACGATAAGTTGCATAAACCTGAGCGTTGTTAGGTGGAACTCTTCCGCCAATGCCATCGCCAAAGGTGATAGTGGTGTTGTAGTCAGAATCTGTATAAACCGTAAATGCCGCGGTAGTTCCGCTTACTTCGGCCAAATACGGAACTTGCTGGTAAACAGTTTGGTTAATCACTACTTGAATACTATTAACAATAACTGGACCTTGAGCAAGAGTAAACGTTTGTCCTGCGGTTCCGTCAGAGGTTCCTACAATTTCTCCCAAGCCATCTGTGCCTGAGACTGTGTATCCCTGAACAGCGCTTACCGACTGAGGGACTCCAGGAGCCAAAGTTAATGCGGTTTCTGTTTCAAAGATAATATTGGTGGTTGATCCATTTATAACAGTTGAGCTAGCCACTTGAGTTCCAGCAGGAACTGTTACGGTCGAGGTACTGTTATTGCTAAATGCCAAGGATACTACGGCAGCCGTGCTGTCCGTTGGAATATAGCCAAGCATTTCTGCTAGCTTTAATACGCTGTCTCTTTGGCTAGCGGTTTGGATAAACGCTTCGTTTGCTGCTCGGTCAATGTAATAGTTAAGCAAATCTCCCATATAAGCAAAAATTTCCAGCAGAACAATTCCAAAATCGCTGGTATCTCGACTAGTCCATTGTGGAGCAAAAATAGAGATTGAGTTGATTAGGTCTTGACGAATAGAGGTATAGTCACGAGAAGTGTAGTCAACTTGAGGAATGTAATTATTATCAACAGTTGTCATGTGGTCTCCCTAATTAGATCGCCAGATTTGGTAAAGGTTCCAAGCTTCACTTGAATAGAGTCTTTTTGTTTTGTAGGCAGGGTGTAAGAAATAGAAGCAACTATTACTTGGTCACCTGAGTCCGAATAGTCAACGGTTACGTCTACTTCGTTTAGAGTTAAAGCTGTAAGATATCTAGAAAATACTGCAGTAATCTCGTTTTGGACCTCTAACGCAGCAACATTTACATTTTCAAATACGTAATCTTGCATAAAGCTTCCGTATTTAAGGTTCATGACTCTCTCACCTGGGCGAGTCCCTATGGTTGCAAAAACTCTATCCGACCATATTTTTGCTAAATCTGTGGTCGTGTTTACTCCGCCGGTTGCGCTAAAGGAAAAAGGCATATTGAGGACATAGTTAGAGTTAGAGGTATTCAATAAGTTAACTGTTTGGGAACTAGTTATAGCCATTAAAACACTCCAATCCATAGTGGAAAGTTAGGGTCTCCGCCCTCAAACATCACCCATACGCCCTGGTTTAACGCAGGAATTAATCTATGAAAGGTGTGTTCTGGAGCTGTAGAAACTTCTGACTCAATTTCCGTTTCCTGACTATCATTCCATAAATTGCTCGTACTTACAGTCGATACGTGAGGGTGCTTTAACGTCCCTGTGTTTCCCGAATGAGCTGCTGTAAGGCTGATGCTGTGAGTATGAGATGGGTTTCCTCCGGAACCAGTGGTTCCTGAGATCGAGTGCGCGGTCAGAAGCGCCGCTACTTGAGCAGCTGTGTGCGCAATGTGATCTGGGTGATTAGAGTTATTAGTAATTGGATTAATTGCATAGGCCCAATTAGTAACTTCTTGTCCCAATACTTGAGGCACCTGCAAACGAATGCGGTTTTGGTCTAACGGGTCGTTTATATCTACACAGGTTCCCCGGTACACCCCATAAAATTTTTTAGAGTCCAAGTTTGCCCCTTGTCTTGTTTGCAACAACCGTTGGTGTTCTAGGTTCTGCAACCGTCTTCTTCATGTTACCTGTTTGACCAACCCAAGCCGCAGCCGCCATACTTTTTTTAGCAACTACCGTAGTAGGTTTGTTCTTTACATTACCAAATCCTATCGGAGCACTTACAGGATGATTTATGGCTTTCTTTAAAGTAGTAACAGGTTTTTTATTGGTTTGTCTTACGTTTGGCGTTATGGTCCTGGCTGGAGCCAACAAAGGTTGCCCGTAAGAATCTCCGTTTGGCGTCGACGCCCCTTGCCCTAAGGAGTCTAAGCCAACCTCTAACATCGTTGTGTATTTGTGTAAGTTATAGGCATCTGAAACAATTTTGTGCTCTGCTTTTAAAATTACCCAATATCCTGAATACTCTTTTCCTAGTCCTTCCAGATATACAGGAAGATTTGGAGCTAAGCCCGGGTGACCAAGAACCTCTACTTTTGCTCTATAAGCAAATCTAGTTCTTTCATCGTGAGCCTTAGCTTCATATTCAGCAATTTTATAATTAGGGGCAGTTACGTCTAAGAATCGATCAAAAAATGGAGATTCTTGTTTTTGTCTAATTGACTTTAGTTTAATTTGATTTGTAATTTGATGAAGGCTTTTTGTCTCAGCATCAATTCCAGACACAGCCGCAGCAGATTTGTAGTCGCCTTCTTGGTCAAGGGTTTCGCCCACTAAAGGCTTAAACGAGTAAATTGTGGAGCCCAAAGGACTTCTGGCATCTCTCATTGTAAACCTTAGAGCTTCGTTCTTTTTTTCTTCAAGAAATTTGGTGTGACTGTGAAAATGTATTTCAGTACCAGTTACTCTTAAAGCATACCCACACTGATGAGCTAATTTTTGCATTAGTTCTAGGGCCGTGTGCCCAGCTTGAGAGATTTGGTCATAGACGCGTGGGTGGTCATCAACCAAAAAATTAAAACCAAAAGTTGTAGCTATATCACGAACAACGTCTGAAGCGGTTACGTTTGTCCAAACTTTTTGACTGGCAGCTTTTAGGGCGTAACTTGCTCCAATTACGTGAACTACCGTTTCATTTATACCTGGACTTATAGCAGGAGTAATGTGATGCACATACCCATAAAAATTTTGACTGTTTAAGTTGTCGTTAAAAGAAAAAGACACAGGGGTTCCGGGCCTGATCTGCTCATACTCAACTGCATGGTCTCTAAATTTAAAGCTTGCAAATTCATGATTAGACTTTTCCTGATAAAAAGATGCCTCATGAACGCGACTTGGTTGAAAAGAAGCGTTAGGAAAATCAACTGTAATTAGATTAGTCACGAGGTACTCGCAAAACAGTTCCTATAGGGATGTTAAAAGGGTCGCTAATTTGAGGGTTATTGTCTAATATGTACCACCAACGGTCTGGAGCATGGTAGAACTTGTCGGCAATTTGGTCTAAGCGGTCCCCTTCAATTACCGTGTACTCAAAATAGCCCATAGATTCTTCAAAGTAACTGTCGTAAAAAACAACAGCATTATTGTCAGCATCTTGCGAAGTGGCCACAAAATCTACTGTTGAATATTCGTATCTAGAGCCTTGGTAAATGGTCATGGGGTTACCGCCACAGCTGCCGCAGTTCCAGTAGAGGTCAATCCAGCGGAAGCCATTAGATTTATCGATAGAGTTAAATCGGTTGAAATAGGAGTCATATCAGTACTAAAACGGGTGTGATTAACCTGCATTCCGTTTATATATCCAACAAACGCCATAGGACCTAAATCAATGCGAACTAAAGTGGCTGCTAAATATCCAATATCTGAGGTTTCGCGACCGGCAACGTTGTGCCAGCCTGGTCCGTTAATTGCTTTATACAGATACTCAATATCAGCCACAGTTCCGTATTTTAAAAGGTCCATAAGTTTTTCATTTGATACATAGTTGGAATCATAGGCACCATTTTGAGTGTAGTACTGCGCTAGATCGGCTATGTTTAGGTTATTGGACACTTGAGCAGCGTCCAATCCGCCGTTATTTAATTGTTTTCCTGTAGCTGGGGGAGCTGATACGTTGTAATTTTTTGATATGTACTTTCTAGCGCAAGCAAAATCGTTTGTTCTATCTAAATGAAGCTCTATAGACATAGTTTCGCCTGAAGGAAACGCTCCAGCAACGGAAGCAAAGCGGTCCGTCGGAGAAATTGTTACGTCTGTATTTAAAGTAACGCTTGTAGAATAGCTTTCAGGATTCCACATAAATTGAAATCCGTATTTTCTGTCTTTATTTGCCGTTGGGTCTGTCTTACCATCAGTAGTCGACACAGAAGTTGGGTCATTAACCCAATACCAAATCCGTCCTCTGCGGTAGCCGTCCGGAACGTTTAAACGGTTGGCTGCAGGATTTGCGGGTCCCTTTGAGTCGATTCCGTCATAGTTAGCCATAAAGGACGGCTGAACAGGCAAACTCCACTTATGCGGTGGAAGGTTCCATTGATAACCAAAATCTGGGTAAACAGGAGGCTTTTTCTCTACGGAAGAGCTTGTTGTGTTTCCTGAATTTCCTTTATTTCCCACCGGAGCTTTTTTAGTAACAACTGCAGTTTTTGTTTTAGTTTTTACGTATTTAGTCGTTGCAGCCTTGGATGTAGACGAACGCTGTCCAGGCTTTGTTGTTAAAGATGAAGAGCCTACTATTCCAACACTCATGCGCTTACCGCTCTCTTTCTAATTTGCTCATGTTCCATAGATTGAACCACTGCAGTTTTAATCGCATCTACTAAAGTACGTTGTTCCTTTGTAGCATCTGATGGGATATTGATGTTAACAGTAACTCCGCCGTAGTTAACCCCACTACCTTGGACATCTGAAAAACGATCTTTTCCAGCAAATATTGGGGCAGCTACTAATCCAGAACCGCCAAGAGCAAGGCCCGAGGTGTTCATAGATGTCAGCTTTAGCCCTGAAAGGTTCATGCCACCAGCATTTGCGGTGTTGTCCCCGTTACCTTGAGAAGCGTTAGACGCGTCCCCTGGTTGAGGCGTAGAGGCTGATCCCCCTAAGTACGCCATAGGATCAATTTTTTGTTGTCCCTTACGCACTTCAAAATGAAGGTGAGGTCCTGTGGAATGCCCAGTATTTCCGCTGTAACCGATTAAGTCCCCAGCTTTAACCTTGTCTCCGCCTTTAGCTACTTTTTGAGAAAGGTGACCAAAAAGGGCCGAGTAACCATCTGCGTCGGATATTTGTACCCAATTACCAAAACCGGTGTCATCCCAAGAAGTTTCGTCTACGGTACCGTCAGTTACAGCGTAAACGGGGGTTCCTTCAGGAACACCAAAGTCAGTGCCTCCGTGAGGTTTTCCAAAGCTAGGGCTTCCTGGAATATTACGAATAACACCAAATTGACTTGTAATTGGTGGGCTGCCCGCTAGTGGCTTTCCGTAAGTAAACTTTTTAACAGTGTCGTCTTGTCCACCAAAGCCAAATCGAGTTGATCCGCGTCCATCTCCTCCACCGTGTCCTGGCTTCTTTTTCTTTTTTATGTTATTTCTTAATTTGTTAATTGCAGCAATAGTTGCAATAGACGCGCCAGTAGCAACAACCGTACCCATACCACCAGAAAAAAGGTCTGCAATTCCGCCGGCGCCTTCTTCTCCAATAACAGAAGCGGCTTCGACTGCGTCTAAACCGTAGCCCTCAAGTTCAGGAAGAGCTTCTTCAAACCAACTTCCTACATTTCTTCCAGCAGCTTTTAGGCCTTCCCAACCTTTACTTGCCGCAGCCTTTGTAAATTCCCAAGATTTACTACCAACACCTTTTGCAAAATCTAAAGCCTTGCCTCCAGCGCTTTTAATCATATCTAAGGCGCTTCCGCCTTCTCTTTCAGCTCCGCTTAAAAGGCTTTTGCCAGCTTTAAGAATTCCTCCAAATAAATGACTGGCTACTCCTCCGGCAACGCCAAGCAAAGCTGCTCCAGTTCCGTTTCCAGAGCTAGCAAGAGTATCGACAAATCCTTTGCTTTTTAGCATTGCGCGGAAAGCGTCGCCAAGAATGCCTGTAGATGTTGCCAATTTATCCATGGCGTTTGTTACGTTTGTTATTGCGGTGTTAGCTGCTTCAAAACCTTTTAGAAGAGGCTGAGCTGTATCTTGATTAAGTTTTTGCCCAGCTAGATTCTTTTTTGCTAAACTTTCTTGAGCTTGAGTAACAAAACCAAGTTTTTCAAGAGAAGTTATGTCTAACTTTCCACCCTTATTATTTGGATTAGCTTTAAGGAGCAAAGAATTAACAATAGCTTGACGAGCCACTGGATCTTGAATACCCAGTTGATTGATCATAGAGTCAATCGCATTTCCAGGCTGCAAAGACAGGGCAATATCTTGCGGACTGATTGCCGAACCGCCAGACTTTTGACGGTTAATCACGCTCCACAACTGATTAGCGATGTTGTCGTAAGAGTTCATCAAGCCTTGAGCATTTCTAATGTTGATGCCCATCATGCGGCCCATATTTACGGCACGGCCTTGGTTGAGTGCAGACATAGCCTGCATACCGCCCTGAATACCCGCTCCAGGAACAAGTGCAGATATTTGAGCTGCGCTGCCCATTACTTGACCGTAGTTAGAAAGGCTAGGGAGCATTCCTCGGCTTGCGCCTGTCATGGAAGCCCTCATAGCGTCCATAGAATCGGTTGGAAGGCCCTGAGAAGCCGATTGGTTGGCAATCTTGTACATTGCTGTACTGCCTGCGCCCTGGCCTGTCATAGCGCCAAATTGAGCTCTTAATGAGTCTGTTTCAAAAGCGGTAGCTACTGACGGCATGGCATTCATGACCATGGCGCCTGCAGCTAGAGTTCCGCGACCTAACGCTCCAAGTATTCCGGTGACTCGGCTTCCGCCTCCTCCGCCACCATTTTCTGAGCCGTCGTTATTGTTTTGACTTCCATCGTTTTGAGATGGGTCTTTTGTTCCAGTAGAGGAACCAAGTTGAAGAAGACTTCCTGCGCTAGCTCCGCCAGCTCCTTTAAGATTTTTAGAAATCTTGTCAGAGAGATCGACGGTTTTTTGAAGTTCTTTATTAAGGGACTTGAAGGCAGCCTCAAGGTCGGCGACTAGTTGAACCTTTTTACCAAAGACTCCACCGCCACCGCCAACGCCCATGGCATCTGATACAGCCATTTATCGCCTTCCAGCTCGTTCGATCCAATTTTTACGTTCCCTAAAAGAGAGGGAACGGACGTCTGATAACGTCCACCCTGTGAAAGCCCGAGTTAGTAGTTCAAGTTGGTCCAGAAGGTTTTCGTACTGCGCTTGGTTATACGCGAAACAACTCTGTGAGAGTCAGTGGCATAGGAATAACCTCGCCACATGCCTCGCAGCTCTTCTTCACCTCCCCAAGGCGTGGGCCTGGGTTACGGTCTAGAATCTGCTTTACAAGCTCTTCACGGTCTTTCCAGCTGAGCTTTAGAACTGTTGTGGCTCCAATTGACGGGCTGCCATTAACAGAACCAATACAACCAGATAGTAAAATTGTATTCATTTCTGCAGTTGTCTTGTCGGTATTCTCAAGCAACTGGCGCTGAACTTTTCCATTAGGCAAAGTAATTGACACAAGCCCTGACTTGGACTCATAAGTCCAGTTACGGTCCTGAATTGGGTCATCCAGCTCTTTAGTAGGAATGTCTTTATCGATGTTGATAACGATTTCCTGCTCCACACGGCACTTAGGACAAGCACCTTCAAAAGTAATCTCTGAGCCAAAGGTTGCTCTACGTACGCCCAAAAGAATCGCATCTCGGTCTCCCGAAAGCAAAGTGTCCAAGTCCTGGCTTGAAGTTGGCTCTCCTCCTAAAGAGGTCAGCCCGCGTTGTAGCATGACGTTGAGTGCTCGGCCGGTTGTTCCAGCTCTTGCAATGGTCTCCTCGTCAGCACCATTTAGTTCTCTTACTTCCGCGTACTTAACCAATGCGCCTTCGCGATTGATAAAGCCTCCAGGTAGATCAACACTGTTGTCGATAGGAGCCTGAGTTTTGATTTCCTTCTCAGGCTCCTTCAACAACTGTTGAGCTAGTTGGTTGACGGAATTTGCATCGGTAATGATTTGTTCTGCCACGTTTATTGCTCCTTAGGTCTAGCTATTAGGCGTTTGCCCCTGAAACACGGTTGAAGTTGCTATCGGTATAGAATACAGATAAACCTTCGTGCACGATACCCATTGTCTCAACCATGACGTTATTTCCGCCAGCATCGAGATCTGAGTAGTTCAGGGTTGAAATCCAAGCATTGTGGATATAGAAACCAAGCTTTGGAATCTGAGATCCGCCAGAGCCATCCGCAGTAGCGGTGGCGTTGCTTGCGTTTGGATGGTCAAGGACGTATAGCTTGATGTCCATGCGGAAGTCTTCCTTGGTGCCTAAGGCGATTCCGTCGCCAGCAGCAGCTGCAAAGAGGTAGCGCATCCAATCGATTGCTTGAGGGTTGTTATAAATAACGCCACGGCTAAATGTAATTGGGTTAAAGGTGGTCATTCCAGGAATCTGGTGAATAGTGGTGTTGAATCCACCTTCACGGTAAGCGATTGACTGGGTGTTGATACCTAGACCAGTTACGTTTGTGAAACCGCCGCTAAAGCTTTTGATAGCAGTGTTAGCGGTGTTGCCGTTCATTGGGTCATGGAATTCAGCCAAGAACCGAAACGAGCGTAGTGGATCGTAAGCGACGCTTGAAAAGCGCTTTACTGTATAGTCGGTTGCCATTGTAAGTTATCTCCTTTACGCCGTAGTAACGGTGGTTCCACCGTCAAACTGACCGATCTTAATGACAATAAATTCAGCTGGACGCTGCAAGGCAACGCCAACTTCAATATTGACAATTCCATTATTGATAGTGCTGAGACTATTGATGTCATTGTCGCACTTTACGTAGTAAGCGTCTGTTGGGACATTACCGCGTAGACCACCCTGGCGCCAGAAATCATTAAGGAATCCTGAAAGGGTAGCTGTAATAGAGCGCCACAACTTAGCGTCGTTTGGCTCGAAGATAGCAAACTGTGAGAGCTCCGTCATTGTCTTCTCTAAGTAAATGAGAGAACGACGAACTGGTACGTACTTTGAGACGTATGTTGACTGCAAAGTGCGTGAGCCCATGATCACGATGCCAGCGCCTGGAACATACTTGATAGCGTTGACTGCAGCAGCATTGCTGTTCAAAGAATCAAGGTCTGAGTTGCTCAAGGTCTGAACAGATACGGCACCACCAACGCGATTACCAAGACCAGCTGGGGCCTTGAATACTCCGCGAGAAGCATCAGTTGCAACGTAGTTACCTACAACAGCTCCTCCAGGATTGACAGTGAGAGTCAAGCCAGGCGTGTTAGTTGTTGGATCATTGATTACAATCTGTGGGTAGTACACGGCACCGTAAGAAGTAGACGTGTAAGCATTAGCGCGAGTAATTTGCGCAGCAGCCGCTGCCGATGGAATTGGGTCAATAACTACGAAAACATCCCCACGAGTTGAAGCGTAAGTTGTGATCAAGTTTACTGAGGTCGCGTCAACTACGCCTGGAGCGTTGAGGATGAGGCTGCTCTTTACAGTATCGAACAGGCTGATTGCAGCAGCAATGTCTGTCGAGGCTGGTTGAGAAGAGCCGTCAGAACCGCTAGCTAGGTAGGCGTTAGACACAGCTACTGGAAGACGAGTTGTTCCAGTTGAGCTTGAACCTAGGTCTACAGCTGCCAAGTACTTAGAATTCTGGTTGATGATCTTTGGAATGTAGCGATCATCTGTAGCAGTCATTGACAGGTCTGTGTAACGTTCTACAATGTTTGCATCTGTAGTTCCACCGAAGTAAACCAATAGGTCTACAGTTGAACCTGAAGCAGAAGTTGCGATTGTTACGTTGATGCCGTTACCCCAAGCACCCGGGTTTGCCGCTGTGAACTGCAAAGTAGAAGCTGGGCTAGCGTTACGATCATTGAAGCTGCGTGTTGCTAGAGCAGCTGTTGCTGCTGGAACACGAAGAATCCAAGCCTGTGCGCCTCCGTTTGAAAAGAAAAGAAGTACTGCAAGGTGCATGGTGTTGTTTGAACCCCATCCACCGTAGTAGCTGACGTATTGGCTCCACGAGGTGACCAGCGTCGGAGTGCTTGGACCACGGTCTGTGTAGCCGATAAAGGCAGCGACTGATGTTGCATTAGAACCCGATGCTGGAGGGTTTGCGGTCAGGGATTCCTGAACGAACACTCCGGGGCGAAGGTATTCAGCCATTTGTTAATCTCCTTTGGATGTTTGTGTTGGGCATTTAGTAGACCGACTGTTGTCCTTCAATAGGAACAGATAGTGGACGAAGGTTGACCGTTTCGACTTGCTGGATGGCATTGAGTGCATCAACGGGTGTCATCTCGCTCATGACTCGTACCGTGAAGACGTTACGGAGTAAGCGTCTTCCCTCCTCAACGGAGTCGCGCTTTGCGAACTCGTCAAGAAACATATGGCGGGCGGTGATAGTTCCATTGTGGTTAGCTACAGTTAGGTAACCAAACTTGCCCGGGAACTTGCTGCTAAGAAGCGTAAAAACTAATTGACGATCGTGCATAGGATTACGAGTGTAAGTGCTGATTTGATAATAAAGGTCGTATGAAACCGGTGCGTAGTATTCGTAGTACGCGTTTGGATTTGGAGACAAAGTCTCACGGTAGGTGTTATCCAACATCATTCCAGCTTGTTGGCGTTCTGTGCTAGGGACAATATCCAAAAGCTCAATGACAATGTAAGGGTAGTTTTGCTGGCGCACTTCGACATCTGGAAATCCGTAGTAAACCTGAACAGGTCGGTTAGGGCCTTGAAAGTCTCTTACGGTTATTCCCTGAAGCAGGGACTTTAACGCCGCATCTTCGGCAAGGATCATGGAGTCGTCGTATACGGTGCTCATACAAGTCCTTTCGAGAATACGTATTCGATAGCTGCTTGGGCTGCCATGTTGTGGATAGCCGACTCAGCATCTCGCATTAATGGGCGAAGAATGGATTTATGAGGTTGGACTTCGCTTCCGTATTCGGCATTGAAAATCCCACCCTCCTGCTCAGCAGCATAGGCTAGGTAGATTTTGCCTGAGGTAGCCGTGAACTCCACATTATGTTCCCACTCTTGGGATTGGAGGTTGGATTGAAGTTTTAAGTCGAGCTGTTCAGCCATAATTGCTGCAGCTTCAGTGGCGGCTTCTACGAACTCGCTCACTTCTTTTTCTTCTTTTCCTTTTTGCGAGATCCAACAACAAAACCTGCTGCCATCGCCCCGAGTGCTATTGCTGTAGCCTTTTCGTCTGGCAATTGTGCGTCAGCCCAACCCTTTAAAAATTCAACAGGCCCTGGTCGTTCCCATGGCTCGTACTTGGGCATGACATCTCCTAAGGAGTAGCAGTTTTGTTCGCAAAAAGGTAAAGCGACTTCCGCACCGGAAGCTACTATAAGAATAAACGAAAAAGCCCCCTTTCGGGGGCTAGTCGTTACTTCTTCTTTGCCTTCTTTTTTACCTTCTTGGCAAGCTTGGCATCGTTCTTCGCATCCTGAGCCTCGAACTTCTTTTTCTGGGCTGGAGTCATGCCTTTTTCAAACTTCTTGTCATCGTGGGCCATTACATGCCCTTCTTTTGGTTCATTGACATCTTCTTGGCAGCTGGGGCTGTGGACTTTGGTCCCTTACCCTTGGCCTTTGGGCCTTTGCCGTATCCGATGTGCTTTTTATCTTTCTGACCGCAACCGCAGGTAGCGCACATTATTTCTTTCCCTTCTGTGCCATTTTTTCCATCTTCTTTTTGCCGTACTTCTTCATACCAGCCGCAGCAGCTACCGCTGCAGGGTTCTTGGCGCCAGAAGCTTTTGCTTCTTTTTCAATAGCTGCGAATCGTTTTCCAGATCCGAGCTTTGGTTTCTTTGCTGCCATTGTTCCTTCTTCCTAGGGGGATTAACCTACTTTAAAGATGCTAACCTGAGAGCCAGACCCTCCAGAGATTGTCATTGCATCGCTAGAGTAAGCAGTAAACGCAATATAGTC